CCAACATTGCTCTCTGAGCCTAGGCTCTGAGGCTTAATCACATCAAGTATGGACTTCCACGCCTTCGGTAATCGTACCCAGGTGTTTCCTTCCATAATTTACGCCCCAATAGTATTGAAGTCTTGAATCCAGTCTCTGCTATATCGTAGAGTGAGACTGGTCCCCCTGGTGCAGTTGGTTTGAGTATGTACTTGTAATTGGATAGAGTGGGGGCATCTGTGCCTGGTAAGAGTCCGCCTGAGTAGAAGCCAAGCGCAACCTGTTCTCCTTCTTTGCCCCATATCTTTCCTGCTATGGCTGTCCCTGCAACAGCGCCTATCATATATCCAACGGCGAATGGAGAGACCGCTGTAATCGCAGAACCTACGTATGGTGCCCCCCATATTGCTGCCGCTCTAATTCCATTCCATGCTTTAGTGCCACTCCATCCCAGAAAAGACGCGACGCCTTCAGGGACGACTAATGTAACCGAAGCACCAAGGAATGCACCGATAGCGAATGCGTCATTGAGGTAATCATCGTCACCGTCTCGTAATTCATGAACCATTGTAGCAGTGGCAGCAGTCCAAGCCAACATGCGTCCACGAGCGGCGTAAGCCGCGAACGATGTCATCAATACACCGGCTCTATTGATCTAGCCAAACGCATCATGTATTCAAGTTGAGGTTCATGTGCGATGATACTAGGAATGACGAATGCCTGGTCAGGGATAGGAAATACTTGATTGGCAATGGTGGGAACTAGGTAAGCATCACACAGCCAGAGTTTTTCCGCCGCTGTAGAATCTCCTGATCCCCAAGTTGTTTGACCTGATAGTTGAAGACCGGTGAATGTAGTCATCTCCAGGTAAACATTCATTCTTCCCTGAAGGATATTGATTAGATTGTGAGTTGATGGATTGGATCCAGGGAGAGACCAGGTTAATCCATTAGTATTGGATAGGTCGCCCACATTGATTGGTGTCGTACTCACGATTGTGGCGCGTTTTACAGCGCCCACCCATCCCGTGTTAGCGATTGGTACAGTGTCCATGTCTTGCATGAGAATACCCTGGGGGAAGAGGGTCATGTCTTGCAGAGTGTAACCACTTAGATCTATTGTTTGAATATTGTATAGGAGAGTTTGAGCTCCAATGACAATGGATTCCCAACCCTCACCACCAGTAAAGGCCACAGTTCCCTCAACAGATGCAGGGAGAGCGGCGACAGAGCCACCGATAGTCTTTGAAAGAACTCTTGATTTAACTTCTCTATCTTCTTTCTTTGCCATTTCAATCCCTCTTTGCTATTTTATGAGCCGCCTTCTGTGCGTTCTTGAATCCATTAGTCTTCCAGGAGCCGTTCTTCTTCTTGAATCGACTTGCAACCTTACGAAAAGCAGCGCCATATCGCTTAGAATAGGCGCTCGCTTTCCGCTTGGGTTTGGGGGACGGGCTGGATTCATACGCTCGACGGGCTGTTTTCCGCACTTCTCCTGTCGTGGTTGAATGAGTGTGGAGGGCTTCGCCGCATCGAGGACAGTACCGAGGCATGTTCAAGCCTCAGGAATCTGCTGCAGTTGACTGCAAAGCCAATGCCATCCAATCACGGTTACTTAACTTGACCACTTGTGCGCGAATCCGAACGGTACAATAGAGAACATCAACATCAACATCTGCACCATCGATTCCAGCCACTAGATACATTTGGTCGTTCACGACAAGGAAGGCTTCACTAAGTGCAGCCGGTCCAAAGTTGTCGGGGAAAATATCTTGCTCACTGGTTGAAAGGTTAGCCGAATCATCGATATCAATGTGCTGGCTAGCAATCAACGAAGAATCATCTGCTCTAACAAAGGCACCCCCGGGGTTTAGATCGGTGAGTTGAGAATTAAGTGCGCAGTCTCCGGCTCCAGCCTGAGCGATGGGCCCACTGAAATCTGTACCAATCTGCCAAATGAAGTCGCATTCGGATATTGCGATCGCCTGACCGGTGGGAACATTAACGTAGGCACCCAAATCTATCGTGCCTTGAACTCTATCACCTGAGACTGCTGTCACTGGTAATTGTACTGTTTCGGTGAGGTAGAAACTACCCGTCATTGATTTCGTCATAACAGGTTCGTGTTACAATCTCGCTATTAAACATTACATTCTAGGTTAGAACTCCATATCTTCTTTGGTTCACCACGGCTTCTATAACGAACCCACCACCCTAAACCCTAGCGTGGGCAACAGGAGATAAAACCTACGCTGTTCTGTTCTCGATTATTGTTAATTGATATAGTAGGACTGAATCTCCGTAAATATGCCAGTAGTGAGTGTAAACCTAACCGATGCGGCTTATTGGGCCTACCAGCGCCATATGAAGCATGGAAGAAGAGGGTCGGCGTATGTGTCGTCCGCAGTTGAATTGAAGGCGTACAGGGGCCTTAAAGCCGAATTCAAGGATGTCCACCTATTACCAGGAGACATGAGACGGACATCAGAGGGGTATTTGCTTCAATATAACCTTCAAAATAATGGGTCTTTTGCATTCGACGTGATCGAACACCCTGAAGGCCAAGAGAAATTAGACGTAGGTGAAGAAGAATGAAAAGACCGCGAGAAGTTTGTCCACATCCAATCGACAGATTCCTCCATGGTGATGAACATGGAATCGATTTCGGTGGGCAATGTCATTGCCATGGACACGGATATTCTAGCTGTCAGTTCCACTCACTCAAGTTCAGTTGGAGATGCCACTATAGTTTTCAGCGTAATGAGGTGGTCAATAATTGGAAGGCCATCGCCCATCCATCTTTTGCATGCAAAATGTGCGCTTCGATGGATTCTGGTTAACCCCAACATTGCTCTCTGAGCCTAGGCTCTGAGGCTTAATCACATCAAGTATGGACTTCCACGCCTTCGGTAATCGTACCCAGGTGTTTCCTTCCATAATTTACGCCCCAATAGTATTGAAGTCTTGAATCCAGTCTCTGCTATAT